ACCAGTCAAAACTCCTTCTAATTCTTTGAATTCTTTTGCTATTACAACATTGTTTAATTCAGCACTGTATTTAACTGCACCACCTCTGAATGGTAAAGCTTTATTATTAGGCTTTACAATAACAGTGGATGATGGATCTAAAGTTTCAATTGCTGTGGATTTACCAGAACCTGGCTCTCCAATTACTAAAATCATTTTACCCATTAAAAACTCTTTTTAATTTTATTTATTCTTGCATATTCTGCATCTGTCATGTCACTATTCTTTTTAAGCTCACTAAAAGCACCAACTTCACCTATAAATTCCATACCAATAGTTTTGTCTGCCTCACCATCTCTGTTTTTTAAAATCTGCAAACTTCTATATCTGGAACCTAGTCCACCATCTTTTGGATTAATCTTGTATCCCCTATGCTGTTCCATTTCATATCTCATTGGACTAAATAATGACAAACAAACATTGCTGTCATTAACTGTATTACCTGAATCTTTAAAATCACTTAACATTGGCTCCATTCTATCCATTTTAATCCTAGTTGGATCATTACCTGCCCTATTGAGCTGTTGTATAATAACTGGAGTGAATTTAAGCTTATTACGCAATATAATCATATATTCAGATAACTTGTCAATAAGGTCTTTAGTATTAAAACCTCTCTCCTTTTTAATCAAACTAATATGATCTACAACAATTAATGTATATAGATTTTGGTCATTAGGAATATAATCTCCTTCTAATTTATAATCAACTAAGCCTTTACCATTATTTGCAGCATATTTTAATTCTTTATGCCAAATCCCTGTAGGATTTTCTGGTATGTCTTGTATATATAAAATATCTTCCATCTCATCAAAATAATCCAAGCTATTAATAACTAAATCATAATGTTCTTGTGATAATCTATATTTACCCCTAGATAAGACATAATTTATATCAAGCAATATCCCATACTCCATCCAAATCTTTCTACACACTGCTTTATATAGCATCATTTCTTTAGATATCTCAAATGAATAATAATGTATTTTTAATTTTACATCTGTATTATTCTTATTTGCAATATACCAATCTATAGGATTAAACACAAATGAATTATTAACAAAGGCTGATTTACCAACAGATGATTCTGCGCCAATCAGATAATATGTACTTTGTTGTATACCTGGTAAAAACTCTACAAGTCTGTTAAAGCCATGAGGCAATCCCTTATTTAAGCCAAGTCTACCATTATCAATATTACTCCTTAATACATCTTTATACATCATCCATAAACCCTCCTAGGTCTAAATTCTTTTTATCTACAAATCCATTTTTTAAAATCAATTTTTCAACATCATCTTTAACAGTTTCCCAATTCTTTTGAGCTAAAAATGTTGGAAGCATCTGCAAATAATCTAACTTCTTTGCCTTTGTAGCTTGGTTAACTATGTAGTTAATGCATTGTAGTATAACAGAATGCAATTCCTCATCAACAGCGCCAAGTGGACATATTATATTTCTATATAGTCTTTTACATCTGTCTACATCTTGATGTAGCCTTCTGTCACTTGGTGTTTTTGTAGGATAACATTCTCTTAATTGTTGAAAAGCAACATCAAAACTAGTTGCCTTCAAATCTTTCAATCCAAGAACTTCTAATTTAAATCTATCAGTCAATGTCATATTGGTTAATGTGAAATCTTTGTCACCCTTAAAATCAATATATTTCTCATCAACTAATTGCTCAAAAACTCTAGTGGGTATTTTGTGTATAGAACTTCTACAATATCTATCTAAGCACTCTCCTTTTTCATTATACAAACTCCATAACACAAAATAGCCCTCTAGACTAAGCTTGAGCTCAATCAACTTTTCAATATTAACTTCCATTTATTATAATCTATCATAAACCATTTTCAAATCCTCAATATGTTCTTCAATTGTTTGTGAATACAATTTATTGAGTTGTTCTTTAGTAATATTAATTCCAAATTCATAGCTTAAATCACTTACAATGGCATCATAATTCTTATATTTAGCCTTGTTTTGTGATTCAAGTAAATTAATGTACAATTGCAATTCATCTAAGTTTTCTACTACCATATAATTTGAATTTAGTTTATGAATTTAATTTTGTTTGGATCAAAGAAAGACAATGCTTTATTTAACCAAACTCTTTCTTGTTCTTCTGTACTACAAACTATTATAACATGTGCAATCTTGTTTGGTGTATCATATTCCATGCATGTAATTCTACTTATCTTTTGAGCCATATTTTCAGCATTACTATCAAAGAAATTGATAATTGCTGTATTAAGGCTTTTAAAAGTGACTCCTGCATTTAATTGTTTTACAACAGCAAGCTTGCTTGTAATTCCAGACATAAAATTATCTGCAGTTGACTTGTTAGGACTCTTAGAATGATAACTATCAATTCCAAGGCTATCAGCAACATCTATTAGTCCAGTAAATACTAAAATTCTCTTATCTTCAGATTCTTTAATAATCTTTTTAGTAAGTTCAATTTTAGACTTGGACTTCTTAATCATATTCATTCTCTGTAATCTAAGCATCTTCCTTTTGATAGGACTTTGCTCTTGATTTATCTTTGAACTAATATAATCAAAACTGCTTTTTTCAGAAGTTAGAAACTCTCCACCACTCCACTTAACTTTGATATTTCTATCAGTTGATAGGTTGACACTTCTAACTTCTATTCTATAATCTGTAATTACACCATCTTCAATAGCTTTTTCAATTGGATACTCAACTAAAACACGTAATTTTAGAACATCTAAGAGATCCTTTTCTGTATCTTCAGACAATGTGCCAGTCAGGCCTATAACCTTGCTTATATCATGTTTATTGATATATTCAGCTATACATTTCATTTGTGCTGAGGATATTAAATGAACCTCGTCTAATACCAATACATCACATTTATCTTTTAATTTCTTAAATGACATATATGTTGTATATTTGACCTTTTTACCCTTAAATTTCCACTTCTTTATATCAGTCTGCCAACTGTTTTTAATAGAAGTTTCTGGGTAAGCTATCATGACATTATCTTTTGTATTAAGACAATTAAGTGTAATTTTAATCTTTCCCACTCTAGGAGCAGCAAGTATTATTCCTTTAAAACCTGCATCTATGAATTCATCAGAGATGCGCTCTTGTATTTCATCTCTTTTGCTCATAATTTTATTTTATCTGTCTAAGTGAATACCAATCATAACTGGGAATCTAGGATTACCATCATCTGTCCATTCAAAAAAACGTATTCCAGCCTTTTTACCAATATATAAATGTTTGTTAGCTAACAAATCAATTCTATCTTCATGAGACATTTTAACTCCTGCTTTAAATGTAGAACTATTGTATTTTAACAAAGGAGTTCCATGTAATGGATTAGAATCATTTGGTGTAATATCAATAATTTCAGCATCAATATCTTGAAAATCTTTGTATTTCAAAAGATCTGAACTACGTTTATTAACTTGATAACCATTAACACCTGTTCTAATCATTGTTCCTTCAAATCCTTCAGAAACAAACTTAGCATGATATTTTAACATATCAGCCTCAATAGTAACAGGTATTGTTTCAACTAATTCAACATTTTTCATATTACTACAAATAGCATCAACTAAATCAATTCTATCTACAAAACTCATATCAGAATGAACTAAATCATAAACATGGTATTTAACTTTTTCTGTTAATCCTTTTTTATATGATTTAATTGCACTCATATTATCTTGAAAACTTCCAAGTTCTTTAGAAAATAATTCACCATCTAAAATTGTATCAGATTTAATTTGAGATTTTATTTCATTTTTAATATGATCTAATCCTTCAATTATCTTACCATCTCTAGATACAAATGTAACTTCTCCATTTTTAATATGACATAAATTACGCATTCCATCAAATTTTCTTTGAATAAAACAATTATTCCAATCAACTTTTTTGAATTCTTTTTTGTAATCTTTAGCTAACACTGGAAGAATAACTTGCTCATTTTCAGCTTCATCTTTAGTGTTAAAATAACCTTCAGATAATTTAGACTTAATCAATGATTCCATTTCTAATATAGCTTGCTCACTTCCTGTAGTTGAATTAGATTTGCCAACATTCTTTGATTTGCATAATTTATTATGCTCAACTAGTTTGCCATCAACAATGCCTGATTTTTGAATTAATTCATCATCAATTGTACATATTGTCCATTCTCTAATTTTACCTTTTGAATCTTTTTTATAAAGTGTCTTCATCATCTTCATCAGTTATTCTTTTATCAATTGAGTATTCAATTTTGTCTATTTTAATTTTATAGCTTTGAATCAATCCTTTCAATGATTCTTCAAATCTTTCTTTAAATTTATCATAAACAAAATTGTGATGTTCATCATTTAAACAATCTTTAGCATAATGTGCAGCTTGATAATAATTAACATATTTATAAGCAAAATCTAATGAATTTAAAAAACCTTTAAAAGATATTGATGTCTTATATTGATTTCTTCTCATTCTACTATCATAATGATTATTAAATAATTCCTTAAGATATATTTCATTACCAGTCCAATTTGCATTAGAAATAAATTCCATTGCCATCTTAGAATTATTTTCATCATTAGAATCAAACAATTCATCACATGATTTATACAAATCAAAATCTCCAGTGTATTTATAAATATACTTATAAAGATCTTTTAATAATATATATCTACATCGAATCTTAGCATTTTGCTCATCAAATATAATTTCATCAATAAATTCACTAATTTTTTTTCCAATATTATTATGAAAAATATATTCTTTACTAGAATAAGAATAACGATAGTTTAATAATCTAATATCACTAATAACTATAATATCTGCTTCAAATTTATTTCTTTTAATTTTAAAGCCAGCTTCTCTCAATTTATCTTGAGAAATACCACCGCTATCTCTTAAATTTAAAGACATGTTTGATATGCTAGCTGTTTCAAAATTAATTGAATCAAAGAATGCATCTAATTCAATGGCATCATATTTATGCCAATATTCATCTTGTGTTTTGTTTTCTGGTTTATTTGCTAGCATCGTATGTTATTTTAAAATCATCTAATTTAAACTTTTTTGTTCCAATTTCTTCAAAATACTCTTGTATATTTGCTTCAAATGATTCTTTAACTAAATATATCATTCTAATTTTAACATCTTCATCTGTAATAATAGATAATGTTGCATCCATTGATTTACATAAAGCTGCTAATGAGTTCCCAAGAGTTAATGTTGTAAAATAATTACTTAAAATATTTTTTCTATCATAATCTGATAGTTTTAAATAATTACGATAATATAGATAAAGAATCCATTGCCAATTTTGCTTTAAATCACTTTGAATTAACATATTAGCTGCAAGCATATGATTATCAGCATGTTCACTGTCAACCAATTCTTTAATAGTTATGTAATTTTCTTTATCAATTACAAAACCATTGTTTAAGCTTTCATTTAATTTATTTTGATTTACAAATATTGCTTTAGAGCCAGTTAAATGTAAATTTAAAATCAATTCAATTACATCTTGAGTTTCAACATTCATATTGTATATACCATAAACAACTTCTTTTGTATCATCTGTTGTTATGTTAACTCCATCAAAATATTGTGGATATGTACTTAATTCAAATCTTTTTATAACAATATAATCAGCTTTTTCCACCTTAATAACTCTACTAATTCCAGTTCCTGAATAATCTGTTATAAGTCTATTAACTGTTGTATTCTTTGCAAATAAAAGATTGCTATTATTATTAATTACAACATCAAAATTAAGCCATATTGTATTAATATGATCAAATAATTGTTGATCTATATACTTATTATTTCCTGTTTCTACTATTTTCATTATGAGGGGTTTATAATATACGCATAAGAAGGAGGTATTCCAACTTATGCGCATATAATTTATAATTATTTTGTCATGAATTTCAAGAATCTTGGATCACCAGATAACACCATAGCAAATGTATTAGAAATATTAATAGTTTGTTTAACCATTAGATATTTCTGATCAACACTAAAGCTTGGATGCAATACTAATTCAAGATATTGTCTGATATTGTCTTTAGTAATACTAGCTTGATTATATCTCATATAGTTATACATCCTTGTAGTGAGGATAGCAGCTGTTGCAGATTTCCAGTTTACAGAATCTTTCTCACTATCACCACAACATGAAGTTAATTGAGACTTAGATGTTGGAACATCATACTTCTTAATCAAATCATCAATAGAAGGCAATTTATCAAGCTTCTTATTAACAAAGTTAATCAATTGACTTGTTACATCTTTACCAACTGTCATATCACCAAATGTAGATATCTTATCTAAATTAGATTCTAAATCATCAATTGTTGAAACAAGACCAAAGAACTTATCCATCATACGTGGACTAACATTGTTACTTGCTGATATACCTTCAGATTTCTTAGCCTCAAGCAATTCAGGTGCCCAAAGAACAAAGTTAATTAGACGCTCATCAAGGCCTATTTTCTCTGCTCTAGCAGCCCAATCTTGTGCATTCCATATCATATTAATCTTAGCCATCCTGTCACCTTGAGCAGCATCAGAAGATGATACATTATACTCACCATTGTCTGGATTCTCATTAAGGATAATCTGAATGTTTTTACCTTTCAAATCCCAACCAATCATTTCATTAGTATTAACTAATTCCATAACTGCTTGTGAAAACAAACTATTACCTCTGCTAAAATCATCTAGACATAGAATAGAATTAGGTTGAAGGTTAATAACCCAGTCTGGAGGGCATGATGTTGTTCTAACAACTGTAGAATATGACCAACCATCTTCTACAAATTTTGGTATAAGATTCTCAGTTACCCAAGACTCTTTAGTTAAATCACCATCAATCTTTGTCAATTTAAACTCCTTTAAATAGAAACCTTGTAACTCACTTGGTTCTGTTAATTGAGCTAAATTTAATTTGAAGAATCCACGACCTAAATCATTTGCAACTTCCTTGCATATAGTTGATTTACCTATCCCGTGAGTACCAATAATACTCACACTTACTGGCAATTGTCCATTAGCCATAAGTTTGTCATTTGCTTCAATTAAATCTTTTAAAATATTCAAAACCTCTGAAGGTTTGTGTTGTGTTTGTTTGCTCATATTTGTTTTTTTATTATTAATTATTAATTTAAAATATCACTTGTTCTACTAATTCACTTGGATCTACCACTTTATCGCAATCTAATTCTGCAACAACTCCCTCATAATATTTAGAAGAAAATTTAGAAGCTCCATAGTTAATATTGCATGTAGGATCAGGATTCTTAAACTTGCCACTTGTAAGTCTATCCCATTGACCAGTTAAATCACCAATTTTCTTTAGAATAATATTAGATTCTATTTCTCTAAATACATTAGCTCTATCTATTGTTAATGTGATCAAATAATTTTCTCCAGACTTAATCCAATCATTTATATCATAAATTCTGCTAATTTGAAGAAACTTGTTATTACTAACTTCTGGATATGCTTCATCTTTATTAAAAAATGTAACATAATGCCTTGGAATATTCTTCTTTTTATTTGTAGCATATAAAATTGAATGATTAGGCTGTGTTATTAATTCAGAATCATTGCACCACATTGGCAATGCTAAATTAAATGTCACTTTAACTTCATAATTTGAATACATTCTAGCACTATAACCTTTGTTTTTGCTAAAATTTATCTGATTTGCTATTAAATTTGTTATCATATGTTTAAAAAATATTAATTATTGAATAAAATTTACGTTTGTCATAATTTAAATACCTTCTTAAAAATCTTTTTACTTTAATTTGCATATTATTTGTTAAATAAATAAGACCTTCACAATCAGGATCTTTTGATCTACTGCTTAAATTTCTAAATCCTTTAAACTTCTTTAAAACTTTATTAGAAAAGTTTCTTTCAAAACTATAACAAATATCATCTTTATTAGTAATAAAATACCCAGTGTATGCATACCAAAACAATTCACAATAAAATAAATGTCTTTTAGATGAAGTGTTCCAATCAAACTGATTTAATAAACAATATGCAATAGCTTTATTGCCTTCATCTTCTGAATCAAATAATTCAATAACATTAACTAATAATTCAATAGTAACTTTATTTTTATTTTTCATTTTTTTTAAGGTTTTTAATCATTGCTATACAAATAATAAAATTATCACCATCTTCAGATTTAATTAAATCAGTAATTATTGATTTAAATGATTCAATATCATCTATTTCCCATTTAAACTTATTGCAATCATTAATAAATAATTTAACTAAATCATACAATAAAATTTTTGTGTTCTTATCCATATCTAATTTTCTAAAAATCATATTCTTAGAACTTATCACAAATTTAGAACTCATTAATTGTCTATTAATATTATAATAATAAACATCATATTTATTTCTCATTCTATTATAACTTTTAATTTATTATCTAATAATGCTGTATAAATAGGAAGTAAATCATCAAATGAACCATTTTTTACATCACATTTACCATTATAATGAACAAGCATTGCACATTGCTCTGCTTGCTCATTATTATGTTTGCAATATTTAATCAAACAGTCTATGACATTTTCAAAAGTATTTACATCATCATTGTATAATATTATCTTTTTTATATCATTCAAAGAGGTCTTTACTAAGACATCTAATTCTGTTTCAACTATCTCTTGCATATTAATTTTCTTGAGGAATTTTAATCCATGTTGCATGATCTTTTATAGGAGATTCATCACCATTAGAACTAATAACCCATAATAAACGCTTATTACATACTGGAGGAGTTTCTGCAAATCCATCTGTAAATATAATACATGAATTGTATTTAGCTTTATTATAGAAATCAACAGCAGCTGTAAAACTTGTACCACCACAATTAGTTCTTTTAAATGATCCTTTACCAGAATATTTAACAGGATCCATTACAGCAGTATCAAATGGTCTAATTTCTATATCAGTTTTCTTAGATAGGTGATGAATTTCATTTAAGAAATCATACAATTCTTTTTCTGAAACAGAACCTGACTCATCAATCAATACAAGCATTTTAGATACTGGTTTTAATATGATTTTAGGCTGTCCTGGGAATCTTTGATTCTCTCTAAGCTTAGTTGATCCAATCATGTATTTAGTTGAATTACCAACAAAATTCTTGATATATTTGGCATAATTAAACTTAGGTTTAGGCTTAACAAATCCTTTAATCAATTGATTAATTTCTGCAGGAATATTACCTTGAGATTTTTGAATCTCTTCAGCTATATTCTCAATAGTATGCTCAACTTGCACTCTAATGGCATCTTTCATTGCATCAGTTAATTCACCATTACATGGATTACCTTCACCATCAACTATAATCCACTTATGCTGTGATTTTTCATCAATACCAATCTTCTCTTTCTCTTCTTCAGATAATTTACCAAGTTCTTTGTAATAATGAGCTCTACCAGCATTTTCTTGCCAATTTAATTGTGGATATTTTGTTTGGAATTCTTCCAAGAAACATCCCCATTCTGGCAAATATTGTTTTGGTATCTTTTGATTAATATCAATATCACAAGCAATATTATCCATTTTAGCATTTGGATATAAATCCATAGTTATTAAATGGAATGCTGTAAGGTGCATAGCCTCATGCTTTAATACACCAAACTTAATCTCATCTGTAAGCTTAAACCATTCTTCTGGATTAATTATTAAACAGAATTCCATTGTATTCTTGTTAAGACCAACAGCAGCCAATGGCACATCTTTTGATTCTTTTTTCTCTATTGTTGTTAAAAACAAACCATAGAAAATATCATTAATAAGAAGTTTTTTAGAAATTCTATTAATGTCTAATATTAAATTTTGTTACATTTTT